TGTGTTTCACCCACTCCACTGGGGCTTTTGGCAACGTCGCGGCCATGCATTCGTGCATGGCCGCGCCATCTGTGTATACCAGTACGCAGATTCAGTCGTCTTAGACGCAAACATTTTAGAGGGCCCCGCATCTCTTTCGAGATTAAAAGCTAGTGACTTAGCTTTACTGTTCAACGAACAGTGCACCTTGGACGCGAAGCGCACTTATATTGCGCGGAAAGTCCTTGCCTACACGGAAGATCTCAATACCACAAAACTTCATGAGGCGTATAAGAAACGCATGAGGTTGGCAGGTAACGATCGTGGGCATGATGATGAGCAAAAGCGTGCATCCATTCAGGTGCAGCGAGCTTACGAATTTTTGGTTCATATGTGTGAAGAAGGTCGTGGTGACTTCAGAGCTCGTCAAGCACTGAAGACTGCCCCGGAAGGCAAGAAGCAACAGCACATTATGAACATGTTGAATTTAGCTCATCGGTCAGGTAACTTGAAGAAAAGTGTAATTGACCCTATCATTACACACATGCATCAATTTGATTTCAGACATGCTGACTCCAAGAAGAGATTTTTAGAGCACCATAGTCTTGTTCCTCAACCTGGTGGTAATGTGGTAGTGACTCTCAGCGAGCAAGCGCGTGTGAAGCATGATGGTTTGAAAGGCATGCGCGAATCAGTTTTGAGACGCACTGTCGACAGTCGATCATGGCTTGTCAAAAATGGCTTTGGCAAGTATACGCTTGAGAGTTCATCGCTACGATTCATATCTACGCAATACAACACGAAGGAACAGAGGATTGCTTTGAAGAAGGACCTTTTCATGTTGTGGCCACAATTTGAAGCATTGTTCATGGATTTGAGTAGCATCAGTTCACGGATGCGCTCGATCTGGCTTGCTTTGAGATTTGAATCAGAAGCGTATAGTATGCTTCACTCCGTATCGAAGCAGTCGATGAAAATCCAACGTTTATCATTTAAACGACGGGCAGAGGAAAGGCGGCTTCGTGCCGTCGAACGCTCTTACGCCGTAGATGAGGACGGTTGGGTCGACAAGGGCTCGTACACAGACACATGGGCAAACCCAGTGTCTGCAGAACAGCAGCTTATTAACAACCATGACAACGCAAATGAGACAACAAAGTGTCACATGGAGTTTACTGGTAATGTGAACGGTGGCTTAGAAGCAGGATTAGAAGCATTTGGCAAACGCAGCGTCAGTCATAAAACGATTGCGTTTGTGCATGCTGTGTCATTGGGATTAGATGTCACAGCAACACCATTCATCGCTGATCGCGCTGCTCAAATCGTGCCAGCCATGGTTGAGAAGAAAGTGATCACTGATGTCGAGGCTAAATCCATATTGGCGCGCATCGATTGTTCAAAAATGATCGAATGCAAACCGGTAGTGCCTCGAGATGTTGTAGAGGAAATCATCGACACGCCTGTTGTTATTGACACTCGGTCAGATAAACAGCGTGCATATGATGAGCGAAAAGCGAAGACGGCCAAACCTGTTAAGGAGATGTCGCACATCGCCAAAGCCAAGCGTGCTAAATCTGGAGACGGAAGCAACGTTTTGGATGCTCATGAAGAATCGACTGCTACATTGAGGCAGGAATTCGTTGATGGAAAAAGGGCTATTGCTTTCTTTGACTCAAAGTTATCTGAGAAAGAACTGGTTAGCATTATTGATGCTACTCAGAACCTTGCTGGTGACATCGACGGCGATTTTGATTCTGAAATCCCTTTGTTTAAGCCTGCTCCAGTGGAAGAGTGGGTTGCAACAAAACAACATTCGTCGCGTCCAAAACGTGGAGACGCACCATTTTTCCATGCGAAGAAGAAACGCGTGGTTAAAGTGGTGGATGGTCGTCTTGATGAGTCACGTTTTGCAATTTTGTTCAGTCGTCGTCGAGCAAAGACGCGCGTCGGTGCAGATGAAGCACCGTCGGCACAAGTTGAGCGATTGAAAAACGATGGCTCAACACGCCGTGAGCGGAAACTGTTGAAACGCTCGAAGAGCGCTCCACTCGTTGATAGCATCAACGATATATCACGCAATCCGCGTGATAGCCGCGAAGGCAGCAGTCACGGAGAGATCACAGAAGGTGATGATCTTTTCCGCCAGAATGGCAAGAACCTTGAGGCTTATGACGTCGTGACAGACAAACAACTCAACGGAGCACGACACCAATTGGTCCACGGACACGTTAAATTTTTCGGGAAACTGAAAGAAGCGCGGCCAATTGATAAATGGTGTTACAATGAAGAGATTTTCTCTTATATGGCGAGTGATATCAGAGTCACAGACCAGCAAGCTGATCATCTTTTCGAGAAACTCTGTCCTGACACAAAGACCGACTACATGTCGCTCTTAGCACTCAAGTGGGTTTGCCAGGTCTTGTTCGGTAAATGCGTGACCTTCCGTTCACGTTGGGCAACCGACAAGCTTGTAATGAAGAAAGTTCGGCGTGTAGTCATTTTTGAGGATGATCACGTGTTTTTCATACATTACAATCACGGTAGTATAAACGTGACAACAAATCGTGAAAGAGACAAAGAACACGCCGAAAAGTGGAGAGATCCTGGGTGTGAATCTCTTGTATACGAGCGGAAAGGATCGTGTTGGTTAGCATGCCTAACAGGCTTGTGTAAATCATTCGGCCGCCGCAACGCAAACGCAATCTGTCCGAGCGACGTGATTAGTTTGTCATGGGCTTGCTTGATTCGGTGCCAAACCGAGTACGCTGCATGGATAAGAGACAAGCTCTTGGAAGACTTCGTCCCGAAATTGCAGTTACCACGAATCCCAGTCGCAGTAGCGCCAGTCGTTATTGCACCAAAACCACTCGCCCAACCACCTGCTACCAACTCCACGCAGAGCAAGGGCAATGGATCAGCAATCAGTACGGCAACGACATCAGGTGTGAGACCACTTGATGATCAATGCATGGAACGTGCCAACGAAATCGGTTCGAGACGCGTGATGCCGGCTCCTGATGACGTTTTCTATACATATTCGGATGATGACGATGACCAGTACAACAAGGCAAGTGAGACGGCCAAGGAGAGCGCTGGTCCATCACCGTATGGATCGATCCATAGTGGTTTGAGTGACGAATTAGGCATCAGTGACGTTTGCTCAAGCATAGATGACAATAGTAATACAACAAGTATGACAACAGCACCGTGGGTTTGGACACCAACCGACCCAAAAAGTGAAAGTGACAGTGAAAGTGAAGTGAGTGACCTGGACGATGGCACAGATGATTGCACGGCTGGCACATTTGCGACCATTGAATGGGCGACAGTGGATGAGGAATTAAATAGTAGTGTTGTTGATCAGAAAGTGTATTGGGATTATTCCAGCTATTCAAGAATCAAGCAAGTTGGATTGAGCATGTTTGATTTCGTCATTCTTATCTTCGTGATCACGTTCAGTGTATTGATGCTGACAAATGGTTATTCGAAGATCATGCAAACAACTGAGTGTTCAGCATACACTTCGTTGTTGAGCGTACGCGTCATTGAGACAGATGAGTTTTTCCGATTTCAATATCTTCCACGCATGCCGATGCGGGAAGACATTCATATGCCCATAACAGAACTAATGATTTCAAGTTATGAGTTCGTTCGCAGTCTGACAATGTTCAGGCGAACAGTCACACACCAATCATGGATTGTGCTTGAGCCTGTCAAAGGGTATTTCCGCACAGCGTATGAATGGTTCGTGCCAAATCGTGGGTGCTATGAGATTGAACGTCGGTCCGACACGGAATTTTTGTTTATACAGCATTCTGTGCCTTTGGTATTTGATTCAACCGTGGATTTCCCACCCAAACGATCATGCAAACACCTCAACATCAGGCTTAACGTCCTGCTATTGTTTGTTCTGATCGTCATTCTTCGTTACGTCCTAGGGCCGAAGAGGATCGATGGATGTTACTACCACATCTTAACGGTTAGTGAGTTGAGAGAAATACCAAAGGGTGACATTGAAGATTACTCGAAGAAGAGTGTCTCCGATAAGTCACTCGAACAAATTGGCGATATGCATATGGTAACACATCGTAGACCACCGAACACATTGAGTGGTTTATCATCGTGTTTGTGGGATTTCATATTTGGAGATGAGATCTTGAATTTCACATATGCAAGTGTGCCGTTATACAGCGTCATTGTGCAACACCGCGCGCCAACAGCGGCGACCAGTGAGAACATGATGAACGCTGTCACCTTCACCTTGTCGAGTGTCGATCGTGATCAGCGAGTTGACACACCTTTGACTGAGAAGCATCGCAAATTGGACGGTGCATTATATTCTTTAGCAGGTGCGCAACGCACACTTTACTATGAGAATGCGATTTTCAGTCAGAAAAAGACAATTGGATCGAGTGTCGTCGCACGTCCAGAATCAACAATTGGAAAAATATTCTATTTGTTTGGGTATGATGTGTCAGATTATTTCATTGAGGAGAAGATTATCCAATCTGACGCCGAAGTGAAAGTGAAAATCTTCGCACAGAAGTACCAACGTGCGAAAAACACCATGGGTCCTTATTGTCTCATCGACACGAATGGTTTCCCAGCCACAGCTTTGCCAACACCATCAGATTCAGCAACCAATGCTGCTGGTGGATGTTTGAATAGATTAGCAAATGAAATGCTGCCACCCAGTGATGAGGTTCAAGAAGATTTTTCTTCTTTCATTGACTTGTGTCATGAGCAATTGGTACCACTCGATGATTATTCTATCGAATCGTTCGATGTGTGGTTGTCAAATCGCACCAATTGGTCAAGTAGCCGCCGTGATGCTATTGATAAAGCCATCACGGACACAATCAGAATTCTGGATGCGTCTCGAAACAAGAGTTTCATCAAGGATGAATTTTACCCATCATTTAAGTGGCCGCGAGCAATCAATTCATACTCCGACGAAGTGAAAGCATATGTCGGAGCGACTATCAAAGCTATCGAGAAATCGTATTATGCCCAAGTGTCGAATGTGTGCATCAAAGGCACCGACCCACGTCAGCTCAAGAAAAGGCTGGATAAATTTATCGGTGCTGGTGTACGCGTTTGCGATTTTAGTTCTTTCGAAGCACATCATACAGGTGTGTATAGTAAAGCTTTCGCAGATTTCATTCTACACATGACTCAGCATTGCACAGATCGTGGACCAATTGAATTGATTGTGTCATTGATTCGTGGGCAGAGTCACGTACAATTCAGGCAAGCACAAATGAATGTGCGCGAACGCTTGATGTCTGGCGCAATGTGGACATCGTTGCAAAATTTCTATCTGAATTATGTGATTCAGTTGTACATTGAAACGCGCCTTCGAGTCCCAACGAGAAGTTTGGGCATGATTGACTTGGAAACAACTCAAGTTGACGTTAATTTCCTGATCGAAGGAGATGATGGCTTGGTCACGTATCATGAATACAACAAGATTCTTTTCAAGAAGATTGTCAAGAGCATGAACGTGTTGTTGAAGGTCGATTATTACGATGATGTCTATGAAGCGGGCTTCTGCTCCAATTATATAGACGTGGCAGGTATCAAACAAGGTGAAGATGAGAACATCTCAAGAATTGTAGTTGATCCAATCAAAACAATCTCAAAGATGATCTGGATGCCCAAACACATGATGTCAAGCAATGACAGCAAGCGTTTGGCATTGTTGAAAGGTGTTGTTCTAAGTGCCAAGTATCGCGCGTGGAACGCACCAATCGTCGGTCCGTATTGTGACCATCTATTGAACATGCTTAGCTCAATCACTGAGAGACGCAATGTTTATGATAATGGTTACAACAATTTCATTGAAGAAGCAAAAGCTTCTCAGGTCTGGAAAAGTCCAGCGGTTGTGACGGACACATCGCGCTCTTTGGTTTCGCGGTTGTTTGGCATATCTCATTCCGAACAACTACGCTTAGAACGTGAATTGACAACACCAGGTATGATCGTTACCGTTGACTTGTCGTTATACATGTCAGAAGATCACAGGTTGAATACTTATGAAAACACCAGTAAGTTTTCGATTCGACCCACGACCAACGGTCAGATCGGAATGTTTACCAAAGAAAAGGTGATCAATTCGATCAACGGCAATGTGGACTTAGGCCGAGCCGACCCGAGCAATGATGTCACCATTCCTCCGATCGGCCGAATCCATGGAGTGTACAATGCAGCCGCATTGACACTGTGATTTATTCACAAATGCTTCGGCAATTCGTCTTCTTAATGGAGCAAACATTACTATCCCACCAACAACAAAGGGAGCACCCATCGCTCCATCACTTACTACAAAGAAAGAATCACCTCCGAACGAAAACGGAAAGGTCAGAAAGCACTTTCAAAGGCACTTCTTCATGAAGAAGCACTTGCGCGATTTGAACAGTCGCGTGCAAATTCCGCTGTCCGAGTTGCCAGTCGCAAGGGAAATGTCAGTACGCGAAACGTTACGGAGCGTAATCCCCAGTTACGATCCAACAAAATCGTTGTTACTGACGGATCACGAGTACAAAATGATCAAACGATGCAATCAGTTTTGCATTCAGGAAACTATGCTTCCTACTACGAAAAGTATTCCACGTTACAATCGGTATTACCTATACCTCACTTTGACTCAAATGCCCCTAGTGCCTACACCAATGTGCGAGTGCCCTTCAAGGCCCTTGTCACCGTCCCCCCCGGACAGTACGCATTGATGTCACCAAATCCGTCCTCATCCGTTTTCGACACTATCACTGGCAATGCCACTGATATAAATTTCTTTGGGCAGCTTTACAACACAGCAGTTGCCACACCTGGTAAAGCAATCACGTACATCAACAAACCTTTTGATGTGAGCACCGCAAACCGCGGCTTCACATCTGCCACCATTCTTCAACACACACCCACTTTCCCAAAAGGTGATTACCGTGGCGAAGCCTCATACAATTCTGGATTTGCGACCCAGACTTATGGAGGTGCATGGGAGGTTGACGTTGATGTGCCTGAGCGTGGTTCCGGCAACATTACAATAGTACGATCCACCGAGTTTCAGGGTCGTGGTATGCAATCAACACTTGCTGAGGATCCCCCCACTCTTTTCGTCAGTGAAGAAGATGGGGCCGTGCCGATTCTTTATCGCCTCGTCCAAGGACGAGCGTGGTTTCCCACGGACCAACATCCCAATCATACCATTCCTTACAAGTGGGTAGGCACCGATGCTTACTTCACACCCGCACAAGATGGTATGTCTGGCGTTGGTGCACCTCGATGGGTGACATCACCACTATCAATGAATCTAGGTGGCGCCCTTATCGATCAGTACGACATCGGCGATACTTCTTTCTTGCTTCCTGGCAGGAAAAACGTTCATCGTGGACGTATCCACGCCGATCGTCAACAGGGTTTTATCCGTCGCCAGCAAGTCGATTCAGTCTCAGAGGTTGGCACCGTCACTGCTGCGAATCCATCACCTGCAGTTTCGGATATAGCCGCAGTCAGCGGTTATTACTTCTACACCGGATTTGATGCAGCTGAATCACCCGGCGGCCCTGATCTACCGATCGTTGGCAAGGGACAAGTGCCCTCCAACAATCCTTTCACGGGTCCAGCTCTTGGTCAAGACGCGATTCGCGTCACTAACACGAGCACTACTGAATCCTTGACTGTGAGCGTTGTGGGTTGGATGACTTGCGCATGTGTCGCAGATCCATACAGTGCTTATCCCACAGCTCTTGCTCAACTCCACACTGAGAAGTTCACTGTCCCTACTGGTGCGCATCAAAACGTCACATGTTTGAAAGAACAATGTAGCAGCGCATCTTTGAGTGTGAAACCAGACGTGCCCCCACCAGGCACTGAGCATCAGCCCAGCATCTTCCAGAAGGTCGGCAACACTATTCTTGATCTAGCTAGATCAGATGTCGGCCGTCGCGCCACTGAAGTTGGCACGCACCTTCTTGCGAACGGTCTCCGAGCGAACAGTTACGACCCAAGTTCGAGACGACGCATTATGTGAGCACATGCTCCCCCAATTATCTAAAATCCCTTACCGGTCCCTTGAT